GCCTTGATAAATGCCCTCGAATTCGGCAAACAGAGCATTAATAAAAATAGATGTATCTAGTGTATCATCGAATACCGTCAACTCATCAAGTCCAAATAACTCGTCCCTACCGTCTGTATCTACCCAAAAAGTTGTATCTGCCAATTAGTTCCCCTCCTTCCGAGGGCTTATTTGCCTATAATTGAAACGGAACGAGTGACACTCGGCGTGGTTCCTGCTACTGTTTCCACAAGTTGGATTGTATTTCCAAACGCGGTGTTCGTACTAGCTCCCTTGCCTAATGAAATACTGACTTTTCCAACCGCCGTTTGCGCTGTGCCTGTATAAATTGGGTAATAAACTCCGTCTACACCTTTGCGATTAACACCAAGTGTGTAAGAAGGCGTAGTACCTGTTATAGCAGAAATATTAACGTCTATAGCTAATTCTCTGTATGCCCCTGCGGTTAGGTCGGCACTTGTTGTAGTGACCGTTATTGCCGCCGAAACTGTGTTTAGTACCGTTCCCGCCAAAGATTGAGCGTTAACTGTACCGATAGTATTTGCACCAGCCGGAAGTGCAGCTACAACTTGTATTCCGTTAGTCGTGCCCGGGGTAGTCTGATCGATGCCGAACTTACCAACCAAGTTAGTTCCTGCAGGTAGTGTGGGCAATGTTGTAACCCCTACTGTCCCTATGGCGTTTGCTCCTGAGGGAATAGCGGGTAGTGCTGTGACGACTACCGTACCGAGGGCATTTGCGCCGGCGGGTAATGCGGCAACAACCTGAACTCCGTTTGTGGTTCCTGGAGTTGTTTGGTCTATGCCGACTTTTCCCATGAGATTCGTCCCTGCGTTTACTCCTACGCTACCAATTGTAGATGCTCCAGCTACTAGACCGACATTACCAATCGTATTGGATCCAACGGGCAAAGCTAAGGCAACACCAACATGCAAAGCTTGTGTATTAGCATCCACACTGGCAGAAGTAGGACTACCTGCAACAGTTGTCCCCTTTGCTGCCGTTGCAACATTTGCGGATCCAAGGTTGTTGGTCCCTGCCGGAAGTGCTGCACTAACTGTTACTTTAGGTGAAGATACTGCGTCAGTTCCCTTTACCCAACTGGAAACATTTGTCCATAGGGTATTTATTGACCCTAGTGCTATGAGTGCCAAGATTAATCACCTCAATTCTTTTTAAATAAATTGCCACCGCATACTACGAGGAACTCAGTTACGCCACCTGTTTTGAATTCAGTCATTAAGCGAATAGGGGTAGGTCCGAGGCTTGCGGAGTATGGGCGGGAGAAGCCTAGTCGTTTGGTAATTATTGCTCCATCATTGAAATTTACGTTTTCGAGAGAAGGGCTTGAGTTAGCCGGGATTTTATCGGGAGACATGTCAATTCTTAGACCAGAAGTGTATCCGTCTGGAAAATCGTATGTTTGAGTAGCGATAATTATTTCACCACCTTATTACCATCCACTATTGTTGATAATCGTGCTCAATGAACTTGATTTACTAGAAATAAGGCTTGTGCGCTTTTCGTTGTACTTTTTGAAGTTGGTGTTTCCTCTGCCCATTTCCTCAGAATCTTGGATCGTTCCTGCAATATTATAGGGTATTATCAAACTAGCATCATCTCGAAGATCGATAAGCATTGCATCATCCACAACTGCAACGTCAGTAAATGTTAAGAGGTTTGGTTTGCGCCAGTAATGTACAAGTAGTTCCATAGGCCCATCGAATGAGTTAAAACTGAGTTGGTTTTCAGGAGTTTTGATCATATTGGAATATGGAATATACTGCCTTGAATCTCTTTTAACTTCCACGTAGTTCAGGTCTAGGAAATCGACAGGAGCGTCCATAACCCACCATGGACGGTGCTGAGGAATATCCACTTCTGATGGGAAGCTATATGGGTAAAGTACGAAATTCCTAAACAAGTATACATAATTTCCGGTAAATCTAAGCCTCACTGTATTGGTTGGCAGAGTAGGCGTAATCAGTCGCTTGTACTCAGTCAAGGTTGTTGCTGTTACAGAGATATCCTCAATAGGAGTGTAGTTGACTCCATCAGGGGATTCTTCGATAACTATTTCCGCAGGATAGGATGCTTCAAAGAAACAAGATTGGGCATTGACTAAAGTAATGGAATAGTCTGAGCCTGGAAGATACTGACGAAGTGTGCTGGTATCATCGGACAGAGCATTTTTGATAGGGTTATGAGCTATGAGGAAGGTTTTTGGAAGCTTTGCGTTAGTGGAAGCAAGCTCCATTATTGATTCATTAACGAGCGTTTGAATCTTAAAATTGTAATCTGCCGTTTTGTTGGCTGCTTGAATTGCTCCACGAGAACTCCATTCGTCTAATAATTTAAGAGTTGCACTTCTTATCTGACCGTAATTAACCATAAAAGCTGCCTCCTCTATATATCAAGGATTAATACAGCTACACTCGTACCTGTTGCATTAGAGATAACTGATAAGTTATTTTTTACCGTCAGCTTTACTTGCAGCACTTGTCCTGCTGGTAGAAGAAATCCGTTTGCTGCCGTTGCTGTTTGATTTGGGCTTAGATACGCTGGCTGCGCTCCTGTGTTGCTTATTAGGAATGGTCTTCCGCTTATCGGCAGGTCTTGTGCTGTTGCTACTAGAGTCGATATTGCTAGAACTTCCTTTGCTAATGGGCAATGTGCCATCAATGATGTCCTCCTTTGATTCTTCTGCCTGTACTGTGTCTTTAGCTAATGGACGCAGGACTTCGAGAAGTTGAGTAAGTAGTTCGTTTGTTTTGCGCGATTCTGCGCGAATATCGTAGAGTAGTTGACGTTCTGTTGTTGAGGTATCTATTTGAGATTCTTGCAATTGGATCAACTCCTAAAGAGAAGAGGCCCGAAGGCCCCCTTAAATTACACGTATTGCATAACGAGCGATAGCGTTCCTAAGGCATAAGAAGTTGCTGCGCCTGATTGGACCTTAAGACAAAGTGCATCTCCTGCCGCTAGTGTTCCTGCCGCCGTGGTTACTGCCGTTTGGGTCGTAGGTACATTGGTTGTTCCTACCATGTCAAATCCGGTTGTAAATAAATCGCTACCAGCTCCCGGAGCAGTACCGCTTGTTAACTTTTCAACAGTTAGAACTCCCGCTTGACCAGCCACTGTTACATGTCGCTCATAGCCACTTACGATTTTACAAGCCGCCTGTGCGATGAAGAATGTTTTAGCAACGTCTGCTGCCGCGATTTGCGGATAGGTGACAACGAATTTCTGACCTACGACGAAGGCCCCTGCTGTTAGACCTGTAAGTTTGTTTATTTCTGCTGCTGTTGGAGTTAGTGCTGTACCGGATTGGTAGAGTTGGCCGGCTGAAGATGCAACGACAATTTCAGCGCCATTTGCACCGACTCCAATACCGTTTTCACCGGCCACTTTATCGAAATTAGAGTATCCCATATTTTTACCTCCTCAAAAAGATAAGGCGAGTAGAGATACTCGCCTAGTTGACTAGAATGAGCTTGCGCCAGAAAGTCCAGGTGCAGAACAGAAAACCGCTTTCCATGAGTTGCAAGCAGCAGCGTATCTACTTCTTCCGGCCATGATATTTGCATCAGTCGTTTCGTCAATGTAACTTTTAGTGGTCAACGGGATACGATCAAGCCAGATCAATGCTTGATATGCCTCGTTAAACGCAGAGTCCATGAGAATCCAGGATTCTGCTCCTGCAGTTGTTCCGGAAAGAGCTGTGAGATATGGACTTACCACAATATTCCATCGATTAAAGTGTATCGATGCGGCGTTGTTACTTGTCGTTGGATTCATATCGGACCCGATGGCTTCATAGACAAGCTTTTTGATAGATGCCTTATCAGGGATAATGATGGTGTCAGGCGTACATGACAGCAAATTGCCATCCTCATCTTTGAAATAATGCATTTTCTCTTCCGCATAGGAAAGATTATCGTAGCTAAATGCTCCATTGTACAAGTTCGACTGTGCGGCAGTACCGCCAGTAATTGAAGGATGATCAGTTGCAAACATTGCCTTGCCATCAGCACCGGCAATGTTGAAGGTCTTTCCCATAAAGTTCATTGTCGCAGCGTTTCCGTTATTAAGAATACCAGCAGCGAACAATTCTTTAGTCCGATTATAGGAAAGCATGAAAGCAGATGCACGGCTCTTAACCTTACCGAATTTTGCATCCTCGATCATTTCCTGAGTAACACTAAACTGATTCTTCCAAGTTTCGGGTTCGATTACCTTCGAGTAACCTTCCTGCATGGAAGTCTCGGGGTACTTACCATTTTCACCCGTAGGTAAGAAGTTCGAGAGACTTGTTTCGCTAGTATACTTATTCGCGAAATCCTTTGTCTCATCCTTGTAGAATACCTTGTCGATGATGGACATTTTCTGGAATGCCTCTTCGGCTTGCTCCAACATCATCTTAATTGGCTCCTGAGATTTCCCAAAGATCGAATCATTCACTCCACTTGCTTTACTAAAAATCATTTCTTTCACTCCTTAAAATTTCATACAAAAAGGACCTCCATATCGAAGGTCCCCACTAGGTCATACTATTTAATGACTGAATCAGCTTATCTCCGGAAATATCCCTTGATATTGGAAGTAGTAGTTGCCCCATCAGTCGCACTAATCTCAAATACTCCGCTAGAAGTAGTTGCTGTAGTCAAAAGACCGTCCGTATGCAAAGTAACCTTCGCACCAATCAGCGTAACGGCCACGGTAGCCATACTCTGCGTAGAGAACTCGATCAGCTCAGTTACCCGAATGACAGGCAATGGCGTAACGGAAGTAGTCTCAGCAGTTCTACTAGCAATTGCGATAAACTCCGGTGTTGCAGTTGCCGCGCACTTCGTCAACCGGCCAGATGTTTGGGAAAACGCTTCTCCCAAAGTTGCTCCCTCATTATCAGTTAAAAGAAAATACTCAAAAGGCGGTTGATCACCGCAAAGACTACCTACTACTTTAAAAGCCATCTAAACTCACTCCTTATTTATTACTTGCTTTGTAATGTTTCTTGTACTCGTCCATGCTTTTACCGGGATTAAATTTCCTGTACATCTCCATGACATCATCGGGAATCCTAACCGTATCCCCTTCTACTCCGCTTCCATTCCCTCGTACATGGTCCTTACTTTGAATACTGTTCAAGGCAGCTTGCTTTGCCGATTCGGAGTTCTTCTTCCGTATTTCAGCACGGTTGACTGACTCATAAGCTTCCAGCAATGTCATGCCGCGATATGCCTTTTCTTTGATTGCTTCGAAATTCGGAAGGGCTTGCATGTCTTTTAATGTTTTGATATTCAAGTCAGGATACTCATCGGCAAACTCTTTCATCTCACTGTTGATAGCCGCCTGTCCTTGTTGAGCTTTAGCGGCCTGTACTGCTGGATGCCCTTCGATGATTTTGTTTATTACATCGGGATCGACACCCTTATCCTTATACTCTTGGTCTTGTGCTTCCTTCTGCAAGGCTGCTTCAAACTCTGCTACAGTCGTGATGCCGTGAGACTTGCCCCATTGTGCTTCCACATCAGCATCGGAGTAGACGTTATAGTCCTTTCCGTACTTTCGAGCAACCTCTTGGTCACGCTTGCGAAGCATTTCTACTTCGTTAGCTCGTTTCTCTGCGGCTTCTGACTTTCGTCTAAGGTCAGCATAAGCCCTGTCTTGCTCAGGAGTTTGTTTTGCCTTTGTTTCTGTCTCTCCTGGTTCACTAACTGTTCCTTCACCTTGACTCTCAGCGGATGCCGTGGACTCTGTAGATGATTCAGTTGAGGTATCAGTTGAACTTGTTTCCTGCGATGTAGCGACTCCACCGCTTCCGCTATCTAATTCATCCATCATTGGACGTAAACTTTTGAATTTAATAAGCATAGTAACTCTCCTTGCGTTCGCACTCGCCAGCGTATTGCCTGTCTAATTCCAGGAGTCACCCACTACTAGGGAAGGGAAAGGTAGCTGTAATGGCTACCTTATTTACCGGAACGAAGGTCTTTGCCGGTGGATTTTACAGGCTTTGTATTGGATTTATTAATATTGGTTGCTTTGATGTAGCCTGCGCTGTTTTGAGGGATGCTTAAACGTTGTTCGCTGTCCTTAGCCATTATTGTTGCCTCCCTTCCTTAAAGATGGGCATAAATTAAGAGCTACCAATTTGGCAACTCATCAGTTAGCAATATAAATTAGCGCAATGGCATCAACTCCCTCAATGTAATGGAATCACTTAACAGGACTTCTTGCCTTTAGCTTTCTTTGCGGTTTTCATCCCGATACCTGGCATTGCCTTAATTAACATCATGTCGATTTTAGCAGACGCTTTCTTCTTATCGTTTGGCGCAGGAAACGGTTTAGTTGGGTCTTTCTGCTTTGGTTTTGCTTTTGCCATTATCATTGTCCTCCTTCATTTTGTGCCATTTGAGGTTGTTGCCCTACGATACCTTGCAAAGCCTTTACTAGCTCGTCAGGATGTTGCAATAAAACCATCATCTTGTCAGGTTCCATTTTCAACAATAATTGTTGTATAGGCTCAGGATACTCCTGTAAGGCTTTCTGTATCTCAGGTGGTATGTTTGCCTGTACTTGTGGCTGTTGTTGATCTACAGGATGTTCTGTGGCTTGTGGCATAGGTTCCTGTGATTGAGTCCCCTGTGGTTGAGCTTGTCCGGCTAACTGAGGGTTTCCACCTTGCGAATGGATACCCATATTACCTAGCATTTGGGCTTGCGCGTCAGGCATAAGGTCCTTATATGCAATAGTAGCTTTAGGGATAGGTGGAGGTGGAGTTTTGGCTAATGCTTCAATTTGTTTATTGATGCTATCGAGAATGACTTTAGCGTTAGGGTATTTTTGCGCTACCATTTGTGTCCAGAAAGCTACAGAAGCAGGAGTAGGGTTAAATGCTCCATACTTTAGCTGTTCGCTTGCTTGATTGAACAACCACATCTTATCTCTTGGCAATCCTGCACCTGCGTCTGATTGGAAGATAAAATCTGTATTGTAGTAGAGTTCTCCTGCTTTATCCCTGACAAGGAATTGATACTTGTCGAAGTCACCGAATGAATCCTTACCGTCTGCATCCTTATTAACAAAGGGGCGAAGCTCATCATAGAAAGCAAGCTTAAACTCAAACATGATTTCATAGAGTTGTTTAAATGACGCATACTTGTTCGCTTCTTTTGAACGAAGTCTACCACCAGCCTGATTGACTTGAATTTGCTTTGCTATGCCTGATACTGCCGAAGAGTCTGATTTTCCTTGAAAGCTGTTCGTGATACCAAGCGTTGATTGCGCCGCCTTGTATTGCTGCTGTGCGAATGCCATGTCGTTTGATATGTCTGCTGATAGGTTCTGTACGCCTAATGCGTTAAGCTCCGACTGACTACCTCTTACGATGGCATATAGCTCATTAGTGAGGTTGAATCTGTGTCCTTCTAATGCTTTTATGATTACACTTCCACGCATAATCTTTTCTTCGATAACACTGATAACCTTTTTGTAAGCGTCTTGTTGGTCGCGAATAACATCTAAGTCTGATTGACCACCAAAGGCGAAATTGAGGGGAATATTCTCGCGGATAATTAGAGGGTATCGAGTTGGGGTAAAGTAAGGTACTTTTGTTCCCACAGGTAGAACTTCACCGGATGCGAGAGTTACTTCGCTGACGAGTTCTTCTTCTGTTTGGATCTTGCCCTTGATGCGCCTAGCGAAGAAATTGGAAAGATCCTCTAGAACGGTATCATCGCACCACGTAAACTTACTAACTTCTCCATCGTCATTGCGATACCAGCAGACAACTTCCGTAACCATGTCAGGGTTATTAGGCTGCGAGGTATTGCTGACTAATGAGTTTAGTTCAGGGAATTCTTCGCCTGAGTTTTCTAAGTCTACATCATAACGCTTCTTGATGAATGACTTAGTGACTGAGGAAAGCACGAAAAAGTAGTCCATCTTATCTATTTCGAATATTCCCGGCTGGGGGATAATGCGTTTAGGATGGACCGACTCGATATTGAGTTCTCCGCGATATAGATGATGCTTGAAGTCTGGATTCCAGCCGACCAAGATAGCGCTGTAGCCCTGTACCGGGGTTGTGCGCTCATTAACGTCATTGATTGCAGTTATACCAAGCTCTGTTATATCTGCGGTAAGAGAGTCCTCTACCATTGTTGCCTGTGACTCAAAGCCAGGGAGTTTAGTTCTGACTGAGGGTTGAGGGATTGTAGAGTCAACATTTGTCTCGATGAATTCAAGGACTAAGTTGACTACATTATTTGCTTTCTTCCTCTTACCGATACTGTCTGTGCTATTAATGTTGGCATCAACATCGCCAGTCCCCAAGTAGATCATTTCTCTTTCATCACGGATTGTCGTATTAGTTCCTGCTTGAGCTAATCGAAGTTTGTCTTGCCAATCCTTGAGAGCCTTGTCTTGTTCTTGATCTTCCTTCATGGTTTTAGCTTTATTCCTAATCTTGCTCACCACCTTATTCCCGAATTCCTTTATGGTATCTATCAAGTGCTGTCACCTCCTTAAAAGTTGGCATAAAAAAGACACCCATTTGAGTGCCTTGAGTTTTCTTATTTAAAATAGGGCTAATTGTTGCTTATTGTCTTTGTAACCGAGATATGTGAG